ACCCAACAAGCGGGCGCGCATATCCCTCCGCAGTCAACGTGCACTGTAGGTGGTTGCTGCTTACGGCAGCTACTATCAAGACAAGCGCTAGAGCTACAGCCGCTAGGTCCGCATAGTATCCGGCGGGCAGTGTTACCGTGACGATTTGCCCGTTAAGCTGGGCAGAGAACTCATCGTTGACGCCAGCTACGATTACGATACCAGAGTTCTGCTTGCACTCCCATGTGGCACTCAGCCCGTGGAAGCGCTTCGTCGGGTCGGGCGTGAGAGACTTACGCTGCCACACGCGATCGCCTGTGGTGCTTCCCGTGACGTTGTCGGCAATTTGCTCGTTGTTCACGACGAGCACACGGCTACGGTTGTCCTGCTTAGGGTGCGAGGTATACGTAAGTTGCGTGCTATTCGCGGCCCAGTAGCCGATCTCTGCCCCATCAAGGAGCTTATCCTTGGTAGGCTCCCCTAGCATGTGCTCCTTGCTTAGCGCGCTAAACTCAATCTGATTAGCGCCCTGCAAGAGGCTAGGCGTGTACGCGAACATTGGAAGGGCGCCATCCCAGTTCTTAAGGACCCACGTAACGCCGCCGTCGGCAATAGTACCAGTGCCGGTAGCCGCGCGCCATGCGGGTTCGACGCCGCCACTCACCCCGCCCACGGAGCAAATCCACACAGGGGCCGTGATGAACGGGCTGATATCACCCGTCGGCGCCGGCGTGAAAGTGTCGCCAGCAGCATAGCTATAACCAGTTTGCCATGGGTCCGACGTGTACCCCTGTGGGCCACAGGTATCCCGCCCGTCGTACGTGTCGAACGAGCATAAACTCATGCCCGTAGAATTGGCTGCATATCCCATGCCGTACACGCTGAAGCTTTGCAGGCTATAGAGGCGCCCGTCGCCAAACCCTCTAGTGTCTCGCGACATACAGTAGGTGCCGAATGGGCCGGGGTTCGTGCTTGTACCACCGCCGGCTGTCGTTAGGCTGTCCGTGTTCACCCACTCGTGCGGCCCGAACCAGCCGGCCGACTCAGCATTTTGCGGGGCCCCGTGCCTGAAGTCTAGCCACATCTGCATGCCGCAAGGGTCGAAGGTGCCGGGACCCTGCCCGTCCGCGAACAGCGCGAGCCGGTAGAAGCCGTCGTAGTAGTCGGCGTGCAGCTTGTAGCTCATGCCGGCCGGCTGGTTCAGCAGCATGTCGCGGATCTTCGTGCCCACGCGAATTGGCAGCGCGCCGAAGGGCATGAACCACACGTCGTCCGCCCCGCACCACACGGTGCCGTAAGGCGTGCGACAGATGGTCGCCTGCGCAACGCAGCCGGCGAGGATGTTGAGCCGGTTGATCTGCATGGAGCCGAGGATGTTCCCGCCCTCAGTGCTCTGCAGGGGTTCGCCAAGCAGCATGTACATGTGGTGACGCGTCCACGCTGCGGCTACCGACTGTACGGGTGAGCCGTCCGCGCTGGTGCTCAACTCCGCCACGGCGGTGATGTCTTCGAGTTCCTCGCCGCCGAGGTAGATGTCGCGCACGCCGACGATAGGCGAGCCGACAGCAACCAGCGTGAGCGGCGCGTTCGCGTCGCTCCAGTACAGCGAGTTACCCTTGTAATAGACCACCCGATTGCGCACGACGCACGCGCCGGCCGGGTTGAAAGCCCCGTTCAGCGCCCCGAAGTCGTTGGCTTGGTAGTTCACCTGTATGGGGTACGAACCACTTGGAATCGCCGGCTCAATCCGCGCGCCGTTACTCACGCCGTTGAAGGCGTAGGTCAGGCCGTTGAACTTGAAGAGGCTAGGCTCCGTGGTGCATTCACCAAGTATGGCCACCTGCACGACCGGGAGCCCGCCGCTGTTGTTCAGGATCTGCGGAAGGTTGATGAGCAGCGTGATGCCAGCGCCGATGTTCTGGTTAGCCTGCGTGAAGCCGTTGAACACGGTGATGGCGCTGACGGTAATCGCCACCATGCTGAGTTCGCCGAAGTCCGGGTCGAAGATGAACTTCTGCGGGCGGATGTACGCCGCCCACTGGTAGAACTGCGCCACGCTCGGGTTTGCCGTGAAGAGGCGCATGTCCCAGTAGCGCGAATCAGCCTGCACCTCGCGCACGAAGCTCATGCTGGGCCGCTGCCCAACGATGCCCGTCTTACGGGGGGCAAGGTTGCGCAGCCGCTGCCACTGCCCGTCAGCCAACGCTGCGGGGTCGTCGAACGTGTTGACCCCGGCGAGCGGGAGCGAGAGCTTCTGGATCATTACTTCCTCGAACGGAAGACGGTGGGGTCCAGCACCAGCTGATCGTTCACGCCGGTGATCGCGCCGAAGCGCATGCGGTCGGCGGTCACGAGGCCTGCCAGCATCTGCTGGGCGGCCTGCGTCACGGGGGAGTCCTTGCCGTCGTAGAATTCGTGGTTCTTGAAGGCGACCACCTGCACCATCGTCTCGTCATTCGGGTACCACGGAACATCGGACCCGCTGGCGAGTGCCGTCGGCCACTGCAGGTACGGGATCGTGAGCAGGTAGTCCTTGTCCGGAATCATGTCAAACTTCAGCGTCCAGACGCCGAAGGTGCTGGCGAAGATGCGCAGCGCCGTGGGCGTGCCAGTCGCCGTACTAGGCAGGATGACATCGTCTGGGATGCTCATCTGGTGCTTGATGCGCAGCCGCCTGCGGAACATCTTCGTGCTGTCGTACAGCCAGATGTTGTCCAAAATCTTCTGGTGCGTGCCCGTCCCGACGGTGATTGAACTCACCCCGGTGCCCAGCGCCACGCCCGACTGCTCTTGCTGCAGGATAGGCCACGGCCAACTGGAAGCAACGGAATCCAACCACCGTTGCAACCAGCTAGCCGAGGCCGTCGCGTTATCGTCGCGGCCCGCGAGAAGCTGACCTTCGCTCACGATTTGATCTCTGGTCAGCCGTCCCATGGTATCTCCTTACCGCCACGCCTGATTGGCCTGCTGCACGTTGGTGCCGTTCGGACTCACGACGCCGCTGCGTCGCTCCGCCTTGCGGCCCACCGCCATCTCCTGCTCGTTCTGCTCGTAGCCGCTCACAAGATTCATGATGGTGGCCTCCGCACAGGCGGGCACGGTGACCGTGTGGCCCTCGTCGTTCGAGAGGTACTTGATGCCGTTGAGGATCGCGCCGGGGAAGAATCGCGCATGCTGCGGGTAGCGGGTGGGGTACACCACCAACTGAACGTGCTTGCCCTCGCACGCCGACTTCTGCTGCCCGCAGTCGTGACAACGAATGGGCGCAACATTGGCAGCGCGAATAGGCACTGCGGCGGGCTGGGCGTTAGCCCGCTGAGCGGCACCAACAGCCGTGGCAACCAGCGTGGGGAGAAGGTCAACCAACTGCTTGACCGTGACAGGTGCTTCGGGCTGCTTGATGTCGCTCATACTTGCTCCTTACTGCGAGGAAATGACGCGGATGAAATACGTACCCGAGAGCGGGTCCGCAGCGGTGCCGGCCGGAGTGAACCGCACCTTGACCGTGTCGGCCGCAGTGACGAGGCACGTGAAACTGGCGTTGACCACGACGGCCGCAGGAGGCCCGACGAAGCACGGGTCGCCGGTACGAGCGCCCAGCACCGTGATGGCCGAACTGTCCACCGTGGTGATGGTGGCCGAGGCGAAGTCGATGACCGCCTGCGCACCCAGCGAGCGAGTCTCGCGATTCGCATTGATGAGTGCATCGGTGGCCTGAATGCTGCGCGGGCCGACGATGATGCCCGACAGAATCGACTGCAGTCGGGGGGATACGGTGAGGTCCAGCTGCTGGATGGCGAAGGCCGCCGTCGCGAGCAGGAGGAGGGAAAGCAGTGCGAACTTCTTCATGGGTTTGCTCCTGAAAGATGGTTGCGGAGGCCGGATTTGAACCGGCGATCTTCGGGGTATGAGCCCGCTATGTTTCCAGACTACACCACTCCGCAAAAGAAGGGAGGCAGAGCGCTACCACTACCCTGCCTCCCCGAAAGCTACAGCTTAGTAGGTGCTGGCGAGTTCCAGACGGAGCAGGCGGGTCTGGTCCTTGATGACCGCCTTACCGAAGAACTTGTAACCAACAGTCCGGCGCTGCCCAAGCGGATCGTCCTTGGTCGCACCAGTGGGGCTCATCATGATCTTCGACTTGTAGAAGCCGGCCCACGCGAGGGCAGCCTCCGCAACGACGAACACCGGGTTGATGGAGGCCGGGTCAGCGCCATCCAGCACGTTGCGCAGGTTGGCAGGAGCCGTAGCGCCCGTACCCACGTTGGTGACGATCGGCGACGCGCCGACAGCCACGTTGCCCGTGCCCGCCAGCTTCAGCGTGGCATCGGTACCGGTTCCGCCACCGAGCACGGTGTCGAAGTAGATGTTGTACACGAACCCGGCGGTGAGACCGGTGAAGTTGAACGTGAACTGCGCCGTGCCGCCGCCCGAGGCCATCGAGTGAGGAATCGAGATGGACTCCTCGAAGCCACGGAGCAGGTCCTTGCGCGTCACCTTGAAGAAGTAGGTGCCGTTGGTGAGGACGCCGCCGGCCGCAGCCGAAGTGACGGTGGGGGTGTTGGTGCCGAAGGCGTTGGTGGTCACGACCGCAGTGGTGGTGCCGCCGAGCAGGACGAACTTGGGAATGAAGTTCGTCTCCACGAAGCGCACGTTCTGCCACGTCCCAACCTCAGAAGCGTAGGTCGCCTTCGCGTTGTTGTACGTCGCCACAGCCGCCCACGTACCGAAGGAGTTGCTGGGTCGCATCACGTCGCCGAGGACTTCGGGGCCGGACACGGCCACGTAGTTGCTGGTGCCGAGGTAGGTGCCGGAAGTGGCAACCGCCTTGGCGTCGCCCGACGAGCTACCGCGCGGAGGCGCACCCGCGTTCACCATCGTGATGCGGACCTTCTGGATGATGGTGTCGCTGATGGTCATCGCGCTGGTGATGGTCGCGCGCGTGGTGACCGAGGCATCGCCGAACTGGACGTTGGTACCGGCCAGCATGACGATGGTGATCTCGCGGTCCATGACACGGGCCGCGTTGTCGGCGAGAAGCTCGACGCACTGGGTCATGAGAGGGTGCTTCGCGGTCAGCTGCGCCACGTCGCTGATCTCAAGGTAGTCGCCCCACTGGTCGAGGGTGACAGTCACCTCTTCCAGCGCGAACGTCGACTGGGTCGGGGACACCGACTCAGTGAGGGTCGAGAGCGGGACGTTCATGCGCGCATAGCGAACCATGTACGCAGTGAGGCCTGCGCCCTCGCGCATGCTGATGTTGTCGCAGAGCCCGCCCATCACGAGGCGGATGCTGGAGCGATCGAGGAGCCTGTTCACGAGGAACTTCTCCTGATCCTTAGTGATGACGCTGTTTACGATGTTTGAAGCCATTGTGCTGAATCCTTACTTCAGAAAGTCTCGTCCAGCGCGCCACTCTGTTCGAGGGCTGCGTTCTGCTGGGCGCGACTGAGATTGTCAAAGTTGCTGGGGAGTGCTGGACCCCGAGGAGCCGGAGGAGGAGGAGTGAAGCCTGAGACGTTGGGCTGGGCGAGGGCGGCACGGGGATCGTAACCAATGACGGGAGCGGCTCGCGAGAGCTGCCCACGCTGGTACTCACCCAGAGCGAAGTTGATGGCATCACCGGGAGGGAACGGGAGTCCCTGTGCTCGCCAAGAAGCGGCAAGCATGGCGGCGCGGTCGGTGACTTCACGGGGAAGCCCCACGATCGCCGCAGCCTCAGACCGAACAGCGAAGCCGGCCAACTGCGCCGCCTGCTGGGCAAACACGGGCTGGAACTCAGCCTGCATCTGTCGCCGGGTTTCCGCCACAGCAGCCTGAATGGCGGCATGCGCGACGGGGTCCAGCTGATCCTTGAACTGCGCCAGAGGGTCAACGTGCACGGGGGCGGGAGCGACCTGCCTCTGCGACTGCGCTGCCATCTGAGCCATCACTGCGGTAGTTTCCATCAACTGTCGCTGTGCTTCCTTCTGCCCTTCCTCGGCCTGCCGCTGCTTCGCGACAAGCTCGTCAATACGAGCCTGCAGACCCCCACCCTGCGGGGCCTGATCCTGTCCTTCGGCAGCCTGAGCGGACGGCTGTTCGGTATCCATGTAGCGCTCCTTACGCCCGTGTACTGGCCCGGCGGCGGCTTACTGCGTGGGACTTACTTCTTGGTTACGGTCAACTGCATGACCAGTGGTTTCATCAGCACCTCGGGAACGAGCAGCGTGTCCCCAAGGGCAATCCATCTGTGCGTGTGGCGGAGGATCTCTTCGGACACCTTCGTGGCGCGCAGGGCGGACATCTCGACCGCCACCATGCGCTTCACTTGGTCTACGTAGATCTGCCAGCCCGGGTGCTGCAGAAGTGACTGGAGGGCTTCAAGCTGGAGCGTCGCGTCGTTGTTAGTGCTCACTCTTGTTCTCCTCCGTAGCCACCCTGCGCCCCGGCTTGCGCAGCCATGTCATCCGCGCCCGCACGTACGTTCATGAAGTCTTCGCCCTCTCCGGGGGCCATCGGTCCCGACCCTCCGGCAGCCTGCTCCACGGCCGAGCGCGGGGCGCCGCCGGGAGGGGAACCCGGGGGAGGCGGTCCACCGCCACCTCCGCCGGGCAGCATACCGGGCATCACCGGAGCCGCAACGATAATCCTGTCGAAGTTACGCTGGCCCAGGCCGTCCTCGTAGATGCGGCGGAGGAGGGGCTCGGGGTTGATGATCTTGCCCTGCTGCATGAGCAGCTGGAGCACGGCCGGGTTGGTCACGGCCTGAAGGAACTGGAGCGACTGCTGGGCGCGCTGCTGTTGGTTGACGGCCTGCGAGGAGGCGACCCACTGCCACATGTACTCGCCTTCGAGCATGTCGCGCGTGAACTGAATCTTGTCCCCGCCGCTGATCGCCAGCCACCGCTCGGACGACTCGTACTGCTGGCCGAGGGCATGCGCCATCTGCATGAGGGGCATGAGGACGCGCTGCTCGATGTCCTCGATCATGTCCTGAAGCTCGCCCTTGACGTTGCTCTGCAGGATCTGCGAGCCGGTGGCAGTCTTCGCGCCACCCTTCGCGCCGGAGCCCTGAAGAACGTCCGGCACGCCGGTCAGGTCCTTGGCGTACTGGATCAGCTGGTTCGTGATCATCAGCCCGTGCTGCAGTTGCTCGATGGGCGGGCGGTCGAACTCAAGCGCCGTCGGGTCCGTCATCGGGTACAGGCGGCCGGGGGCGATAGGCTCCAGCGGCCCGATGATGAGGTTGGGGTTGTACTTGCCAACCGGGTTCAGTCCGTAGATGCCGTTGTCGTTGGTCTGGTTGATGAAGTCGTTGATGAGGCCCTGAAGGCTCAGCATCGAGCGGCCCATGCCGACCGTGGGCAGGCCATCCGTCGTCTCGTTCATGCGCTGCATGACGTACGGGGGCTGCTGGTGCCAGAAGGGGTTGCGGCGCGCTTCGATGACGTTACCGCCGCTTAGCACGATCTTCACGGGGACGGGCTCACCCGACTGCTCGCCAGCCGACAGGAGCTTGTCCGGGACCGGCATGCGAAGCCAGCACTCAGTGATGAGGGTCCACGTCGCGAGGTCACCCTGCCGCACGTCGAGCGCGGTGTTGCTGGAGCCGCCGACCTCTGCGAGGCGCTGCGGGAGTTCGGGGTTGAGGTTCTCGGAGTTGTTGCCGGCGTTGATCTCTTCGACGTTCTTCCAGAGGCCCTTCTTGCCCATCATGTCAACGTACTGCTTGCTGACGTAGATGTCCTCAAAGATAATGCTGCACTCCTCAAGGGAGTTGGCCGACGTGGGCCAGCAGTACCAGCTGAAGGGGCTGCGGGCCTTGAAGCGAAGCCCTTCGATGCACCACGCCTCCGACTTGCCGTAGTTGAGCAGCATCTGGTCGATGCCGGGCAGGCGCTTCATCTTGGTGGTCTTGAGGGGGCTGATGGGCTTCTCCCACCAGACCTTCGCGATGCCGATTCCGTAGTCCGTCAGGCTGCGGAGGAAGGGCTTCAACTCGGCCCGAATCTTCGCCTTCTTCTCCAACTGGTCCATCATCCAAGCCTTGGCCGCCGGCGCGAACTTCTGCATGTCCGCATTGGGCGTGGGATTGTCGATGTACGTATCTGTAGGGAAGAGGCCCCGCGAGAGGGCGCTGACCTTCGTCTCTCGCGCCTTCTGGTAGACCGGGAGGTACGCCTGAGACTGCCCGTCGTACGCGCTCGTCTCGTCCTTCGTGAGGGAGGCCATGCGGGCGACTTGGCCCCACTCGGCGTGCTGCTCCGCGCGGTCGTCACGAACGACGTCCAGAAGGTTCACCACGTTCGCCTGCAGCCACTCTGCGCATGCCTTGTCCTCGGCGAAGTTGGTCGCGGAGTCGGGCGCAGCCACGAGGGGGCCACCAACCTCGTCGTTGGAGGAGGCCGCTACGAGCGCAGTTTCTGGGGCTGAGGTGTTCAATTGCGGTCCTTCCTGCTGGCGATGCTGGTCTGAATCTGGTCCGGCCGGAGGCTGCTGATGGCGGCTCCGAAGAGGCACCAAGCGCCGTACCGGAGCGCATCCACGAGATGATCGAAGTAACCGTCCTTGCGGGGCGTCACTCCGTCCTCCTTGAGGTGATAGCCGCCGTTGAGTCCATCTATCAGGACTCGGCACCTTTCGTCAATGACTACGGCAGGATCGCCCTCTATGATGCTCTCGAAGCGCTTCCGGAGCAGCTGGACGCTAAGCTCGAAGGGGGTCCGCTGGTACCGCATGAGGATGCCCGCGTTGTTCAGCAGGGCCAGCATGGAGCCGGTGTCCTTGTGCTGTGCGACGGCCGGGTCCCCGTAGTCGACGAACTTCTCGGCTGCAGGGAACTTCAGCATAGTCTGCGACAGCACCGTCTCGATGAACTTGGTGCCTTCGATGTGGTGCCCGAGGAACTCACCGAGGATCTGCAGGCGGCCGTCCATGGCGACCTGTGCGAACAGGACGGCGGGGCGATTGTAGCCGAAGTCCCAGAAGCGGAAGAGTGTACCGCCGTGGAACTTGAGGTCCTGCTTGACGTGGATGCTGGAGCGGAACTGCCGAATGACGGGCTCGCCGGGATACGTGTTGCCCCACTGCCCCTCCTTGTACCGCTGGAGGAGTTCGAGACTCATCGTCTTCGCCATCTGCTCGTAGTAGCCCTTGGGCAGGTTGCGAGCGTTCTCGGTCGGCTGCGGTCGATACAGCGTCATGCTGGGGTCTTTGACCTTGGTGCCGGTCACGTCGAGGCCGGTGCACTCGGTGTAGAGCCAGTGAGTCATGCTGGGCGGGTTGAAGGCGCAGCCGATGAAGAAGTTCTCGTCGGGGAAGTCGGGCGTAGGCTTCGCGCGGAGACGGCCGATCATTTGGTAGAAGTTGTTCTTTTCCACCTCGTCGGCCTCGTCGATGAAGCCGCCGGTGAACTCGTAGCCGCCGACGTAGTCGCTGAGGCCCATGAAGGTGATCGTGCTGGGCTCCGGCTCTGCGCCGTCCTTGCCGACCGTCATGGGGCGAATCCACCACTTCTGGGGCGCCATCTTCTGGCGATCCATCAGCGTGCCCTCCGGGAGGTTGATGAGGATGTTCGTCATCGTCCGGAGGGTGGTGTCCAGCATGTCGTTGTAGTCGCGGCGGGCCACGAACCACTGGGTGCCGGGCATCAGCAGCGCGCGGGCCATGATGTCTGCGCAGCCGGTCGTGGTCTTGGCGCAGCCTGCCGGCCCCATGTACGCCTTCAGCTTGGCGTCGCTGAGGCAATACTCCAGCTGGGTCGGGTTCAGCACGCGGTCGGCGTAGGGACGCTTGCCGTCGAGCATCAGCTTGAAGAGGTCCTCGATGCCGTTAAGCTCGGACGCCTTCTGCTTACGCTGGAGGGCACGCCCATGCTCAAAAGCGCTGCGCCTCACTTGTCACCCTTGGGCTGGATACGCTGAAGCCACGGCACCTTGCTGTCGCCCATGTTCAGGTTGAGGATGATGGCCGGCCTGCTCACCTCGGCGGCAGCCTCACGCTTGTCCATGCCGTTCGCCTTGAGAATCTTGTCGGCTGCCTCAGACTTCACCTTCTCGGTACCGAAGTCGAGGTCCTTCTGCAGCTGAGCCACTGCGCGAGGCAGAAGCTCCACCAGCTTGTCCTTCGACCACTGCGTCGCTGCGTCACCAGTGAGGCCGGGAGGCACGCCAGCGGCCAGTCTGGTGCGGCTCACCTCAAGCTCCTCCGGGGACATGCGCTGCTTGATGGGAGCGAGCGCTTGCGCCTCTGCTCGCACCTTTCCACACGACTTCGCGGAGCAGCGGTACCCACCGCCGAACGCCTGTCGGTAGGGGTGACCACAGGGGAGAAGGGCGGTTGGATCAGCCATTGATGGTGTGTAGCACGAGGAGCGGCAAAGATACAGCTTGTTTCGCCCGCTTACGGTCCATGCCGGGACGACGTCCTACCTTGTACGACTTACCGATGCGTCCGACGGTCGCGACGTTCACACCTTCACAGCGCGCTACGGTCTTCTGTGCGTACCCTTGCGCCAACAGCAGGACGATTCGGTCAACCTTCGCTTGTTCCATAGTTCCTCGTGGTTAGGAGTCTCGAAGTCCTTCGCACCGCCCTAGCGAGCTGCGAAGCTTCTACACATTTTGTTGGGTGTTTGTCAAATGCGCATGTAGGCAACCACGCATCAAGGGGTTAGCAAGTTGTTGAAATTGGGACGGAGGCCGCAGGCCGACGGCCCACCTCTAGCAGGGTTGGTGCGGGGGTTGGTAAGGTGTGGGATACGGGCCTACATGCCCAAATGGGGGCTAGTTTGGAGGCGTGTATACAATATCACTACCCCCCGCCCCGGTGTCGGTAGGGGCCGGGTCGCTGCTCTCAGTGAGGGTGGCGCGCGCCGTCACCGCTCCCGGCCCCACTGACGCATGTTGCACTGCACAATGTGACGATTGGGTGACAGATGGAGGTGGGGATGAGTGACCATACATAGCCATACGTACAACTAGCTGTAACTACGAGGCCCGAGACACGAGGCTACGACTGCGCACATTTGCCCACATGACTTTGCAACTATGCGGATTTGCTGGCGGCGCGACATTTGTGTCGTGCAAGCAAGCGCCGCGCCACCGAGCAAAATCAAGCACTTGCGGCTGGCATGCGGCTGGCACATTGGCCGCCGGTCACCAGCCGCTGAACCGCCAACCCCGGAGAAACACGATGCCCACCCCAGTCCACATCAACACCACGCTCATCACCGTCCTGATGGCCTACGACCCCTTCCACTTCGTCGCCAACATCGATGACAGGCCCATGGCCAAGCAGGTCCTCAGGGAGCGTTGAGCATTGCCCAGCCCTTCCCACTCTGTGGGGATGGCGATGCAGCACTCAACCCACACCGCAGCACAGGAGACACCATGAGCAACAACAACCCTACCGCCCCCTCGAAGGAAGTCACCCTCGCCGACCTTCAGCGGCAGATTGCTGAGTTGAACGCTGAGAAGTCCAAGCTTTCCAGCCAGTTGGCCGCTGAGCAGGCCAAGCTCGCCGAAGTCGTCAAGGCCTCGGTCGGCATGACCGACTCGGGCTGCATCAGCCTCAAGGGCATCCGCAAGAGCTACGGCGGCGTCCACCTCTACCCCGAAGAGTGGTCCTTCGTCGCCGAGAACATGAAGCTCATCACTGAGTTCGCCACGGCCAACGCCTCGGAACTCAAGAAGCGCTCCGACGCCAACAAGATTGCCAAGGCGACGGCCAAGGCGACGGAGCAGCAGGCCGCGAAGGACGCCCGCATCGCCGCTGCCGGCATGACTGGGGCCACCCGAACGGGCGTCGCCACCCGGTAAGAGCCTGCAAGGGCCTCCAAGGGTTACACCTTGGGGGCCTCATGCAGTCCCTCACCCGCATCACGTACGGAGAACGCAAGCATGAACAAGTGCAAGTGTGGCTGGCAGTGTGGCTGTGTCGATGCGACCACGGGCGAGGGGATTCCGCCGGATTCCGGCCGGCCGGTGCCCAACGCGGAGGACTACACCGAGGAAGACATGCGCTTGCTGTTCAGCGCCTACAACTACCGCTGAGTGTCGCACAGGGATTCCGAGCGGCCGGGCTCGGGATTCCGATGCAGCACTCAACCAAAGGAGCACGCACATGAGCATCAAGACCGTGAAGGTGGAGTACGGGGTGGGCAATGCGGAGCACTACAGCGAGGCGCATCCCAGCCTCGACCGCATCCTGACCCCGGGCGAGGCTGTTGCCATCCGCAAGCAGTTCGCTGAGACGTACCCCGGCGTGAAGATGCGCATCTTCAAGCGCGAGCGGACCGACGTGGTCACGGACGTGACCGACGAGTTGACCTGAGTCCTTCTAGGCATTGCGAAGCAATTCGCAGTGCTTGTGCAGCACTCAACCCAGCACAAGGAGATTCACCATGTCCGTCGAAGTCACCAGTGAGCACCGTCCCGTCCCCGTGGGCGAAGTCCCCGCCGCGCCCGTGGCCGTTGCCGCGCCCAGCATTCCGAGCGCTGCGCCCAAGGGTGCGAGCACCGTCATGAACTTCACCCGCTTCGGCAAGGTGGACGTGTTCAACGCGATGCGGGATGCCATCCTCAGTCAGATGTCCGCCAACCCCGAGCGCTTCGCGGATGACATCGTCGCGAGCTACGCCAGCAAGCTGAAGTACGCCAACGAGTTCGCCGCCCACATGCTGGACAAGCTGAGCACGGAGAGCGTGAAGGTGCTCAACGAGACGAGCATCGCTGCACTGGAGTCCATCAAGAAGAACTACGCGGCCAGCCTGTCCATCTCGCTCAAGGGCCTGTACGGCTACCTGTTCGAGGGCGGCAAGCCGATCCACTCGGGGACGGCCGCCGGGGACGCCATCGTGGCCGCCAAGCCGAAGTTCAAGGGCTGCTGAGAGCTTCAACGGGTGTCCAAACGAGTTGGCGGTTTCTCCTTCCCTTTTCCCGCCGCGGTAGCTGAACACTACCGCTCTCGACCGGCTTGCTTGGGCACCCCATTGAACCCCTCAACACAAGGAGCAACACATGGCGAAGTTCATCATTTCGGCCGTCGCCCTCAAACCGGGCGGCGGCAGCATGACTATCTCGGCGGAGGACGGCCGCAAGGTGGAAATCAATCTCTACGGAGATTGCTGCTCTCAGACGTTCTTCGACGACGACGCCAAGATGGACGTGGCGGAGTGTCTCGGGCACGAACTCGTGAGCATCGAGGAGGCGGGCGAGATGGACAACCGTGTGAAGTATGAGCACACGGACCAAGAGAGCTACTACAGCCTCCACATCAAGACGGACAGGGCCAGCTTTCAGATCCCCTTCCGCAACGATTCCAATGGCTACTACGGCGGCTCCGCAGAGTGGAACCGCGACTGGGCAACGTCATGAGCACCGCATGCCGCATCAAAGCGCCGGGCCGGGCGCGCAACATTCCCCCGCCGCTCCGCGTTCACCCCCACTTCGATCCCGACGTGCACGACCTGCGCCTTGCGATGGCCATGGATTCCGTGCGATTCCGCACGGATGCCAAGGCTGAGCAGCTGACGCTCATGAGCATGGACTACGGCAACCACCAGACCGGCCCCGACGCCTGCCCGGACGAGAGCACCCGGGAGTGCTTCGCTGAGTTGGCGCTGGAGCTTGGCTTCCGCGAGCGCAGCAGCGAGAGCGCGCCGCTGTTCATCGTGATGGGGCCGCTGGCACCTGAAGAAGCCTGAGTGCAGCACACGCCGCCCCAGCAAGGCGCTTAACAGCGCTGAGGGTGGGTAACCCGTAGTTGGGGCGGCGTCTGAAGCATTCAAGGAGAGCACATGCAACACTGCAAGCCCGGCTCGTACTAGGGGCTGCACCAAGCATCAACCTGCTGTTGCGCACTGGCAGCAGGGGCAGAACAAACAGACTGGCTACGGAATGCTTGCGCCCTAGGGCGTCGGAGTGCGGCCAGATTCACTCACACAAGGAGAAGCACATGGTCGGCCACATCCAGTCGAAGCGGCAGCAGAAGCTGAAGAACAAGGCGAAGAAGACGAAGCCGCGCACGTCGCTCAAGATGCGCAAGACGAAGGCTCCGACCGAGCTTCGCGTCAAGCGGGGTAAGAGCAAGGCTTTCGACGAGGTGCTGAGCACCGGACGGCTCACGGGCCGCGCCAACAGCTTCCTCAAGTCCTCGGGGGCGTCCAGCAAGACGCGGGGAGGGGGCGCGGGCAAGTCCGGCCCGGTGGGCGAAGAGAAGCGCGAGGCTGACAAGTGGAGGCCGGCCAATCCGGTCCTCACGGCCGAATTCCCCCAGCCCATGCCGCTGAGCCTGAGCTTCATTCAGGCCGCTCGCCGCGCCAACGCCAACCGCATCACCGCGCAGAACAGGGGGCCGTAACATGGCGCACGGATCCATCAGCCGCAGGAAGAACCGGGAGCAGCGCAAGCTGGAGCGGGCGAGCCGCAAGCGTGCGATGCAGGAGCAGTACAAGGCGTGGGCCTACGCCGGCATCACCAAGAAGTCTCGCCGGGCCACGATGCGGGTTCGCGCCGCGGCGAAGCTCGCGAAGGACAACAAGCAGGTGAACGTGGTGGCCGTGCTGAATCGGCCGCAGTTGGGCAAGCCTGCGGGGTGGGTGAACCGGAAGGCCGCCCTGCTGAATCTCGACTTGCTGCCTTCGGGCATCAAGTTGCAGCGCGCAGCAAAGCTGTTGGGGTTGGTGAAGGTGGCGTAAGTTAGTCAGCCCCTCACACGGGCTGCACCAAGCAGTGAGTACCAGCTAGCACTGCAAGACTGTGCCCTTATGCGGGGCCAGCTCACATAGCCGCGCACATAGCAGCACTTCCGCTGTATTCCACCTGTGGTTCAACATCCGCAAGGAGCAACACCATGAGCATCACCGTCAAGAGCACCAAGACCGTCCCCGTGGCCGCCACCCTCATCTCCGTCACCCTGCAGCTGAAGGGGCACGACGCGCAGGTTCTCCGCTCGATGCTGGGCGGCCTCACCCGCGCCGAGCGCCGCGCGGCGACCCGCCGCAACGGCGGGAACAGGGCTTCGGGCGACCGCGCCCGCTTCCTTGTGAAGGAGATCCTCGACGGCTTCGACGCGCAGGGCGCGACGCGGCTGAACGAGGTGGCGATCACCCCGCCGGACCAGCAGGCGCAGCGGGCGGCTCGCGGTTCGGCCTCGGTCGGCCGCTAAGTCGTAGCTAGTACCTGTACTCCCGAGGCCAAACCTCGGGGGTGCAGTGAGGGATTCAAGAGGGTTGGGTGGGCGAAGTGCACTAGCTCACAGCGGCCTAGGCAGAGGAGTCCAGAGCGGGCGCAAAGTCCGCGATGAAGGATAGCCCGCGCCGTTCTTGAGTCCCTCATTGCACCGGAGAATCCCATGCCAATCAGATGTGACCACGGCCCCACCGACCCGCGAGGGTGCTTCACCTGCGCGAGTAACGCGCCAGTAGGGCAGCGCCAGAGAGCGTGGGCTGTCGCGATGGCCTACTGGCATTTGCCAGCCGGCCTCTCGATGAGCTTGCCAACTTCACCCGCAGTCAGGAGCGCCGCTATGCCGATGCCCAATGCCCCAGCAGTCGCAGCCCCGCACACCGTGCCCGCAGCGGCGGTGCCGTACGCCCCGACGCCGAACGACCCCATCAACCCGTGGGGGCTGATGCCGGGCGACATCGTGCGGTACGTGCATGACGAGGCAGGTTCGCGAGACTGCAGGATCGTGCTGATTGATGCGCCGACCTTGGAGAGGTACAACTGCCTGACCGCGCCGTTCGGCAGCAACTCGCAGCTGTTCCAAGGCCGAGTCGCCAACGCCGATATGTACCGGCTGGTGCGGCGGCCTGCGCCCGGCGAGATGGTGATTACTCGCGGGCCTCCCGCAGCCTACGACGTGGGCATGGATGCCGAGTCCGCCGTGGATTTCGAGTTCTGCAAGGATCTCGCGGACTACTACCGGCGGCCGGGCGTGCCGTGGGACCTCATCGTCACGGGCACGGCGGACAATCGCTACTACCCCGACCAGCAGGATGGGATTCCGCTCACGCCGGCCGAGAAGCTGAGGGCCTGCGTCGGCTGGCTGGAAGGCGTCTACGGCACGGACAACGGACAGCGCTTCGGACAGCGCTTCGGCGCCTACCCGCGCGGCGTATACTCGCAGCACGTTGCTGTGCCCACGGACCCGGCAGAACTCGCCAAGTGGTTCGCCCGTTACCTCACGCGATTCCTCAACGCGGTTGAGCGATCTCGCACGCGCTGCCCTGAGTGCGCCGCAGAGGGGCTGAACCACACGTATCAAATCGCGCCCTGCACTCACTTCCAGTGTGCCGTGTGCGCCCAGCAGTTCGCGGGCACCGAACGCTGCGCCGTCTGCGAAGGGTTGCGCATCGCGGCTGGAGAATGGCCCTCCGACGCTCGCTGCTGCACCAGCTGCTGTACGCACACAACCTGTGGTTGCGGTACCGAATGCGACGCGGAGCCGGTCATGAAGGCAAGCAAGTGCGGAACGTGCAAGAAGACCGCGAAGCACTGCAAGTGCCCAGTCTGCGCCAAGTGCCACAAGGCCTCGCAGAAAGCATGCTGCGGACGGTGCAAGGCTGACTGCCAGTGCATCGCTCGCTGCATGCCCTTCATTCCGGGCAGTGGCGGCAGCCACGGCATGCGTCCGCTGTTCAAGTTCTTCGCCCCGCCCGATGAGAAGGGCATGACGCGTCTCCTCGGGACGGAAATCGAGACGACCGGCACCTCGCGCTACTCGCCATTGCTCAGCGCGGCCGTCGAGAAGTGGCAGGCGAGCATCATCGGCGACGGATCGGTCGAGGGCGCGTACTGGAAGGAGGCCGCGCAGTATGGGCACGAAGCCGAGAGGCACCGGGGCGGCGTCGAACTCGTGACGCAGCCGGCCGGTGGCTCCAAGTGGTTGGAGATGATTGCGGACTTCGGCGCAGGCTTTGCCGAGAGCAAGGCAGTCACCTCGCCCAGCTGCGGCCTCCACGTCCACGTTGACGGCTCCGACATTGACATCTTCGGCCTGATACGCCTCGTCAAGCTGTACGCGCATCTGGAGAACAGCATCTACAACGCGCTGCCGATCTCGCGGGATGACACGCAGTACAGCAAGCGCTGCGGCACGAAGTATCTCAATTGGGTGAAGAAGCTGCCCGCCGAGCCCTCGAAGGGGGACTTCGCCCTGCTGCAGTACGGCGTTGAAACGCCCCGCGTCGGCTCGCGCCATACCAACCCGGACGACCCGTACTCGGCCATGACAATCACAAGCGCAACCAAGGTTGAGACGCTGAACAAGATCAAGCTGGCGGCCGTGAAGGGGCGCTCGGACCACAAGTACGACGGGACCCGCTACCACGGCCTCAACATCCACAGCTACTGGCACCGTGGGACGTTCGAGTTCCGCCACCACCACGGAACGAACGACCCGCAGAAGATTGTCAACTGGGGCATCTTCGTCGGCTCCATCGTGGATACGGCGGCCCACTCGACGAACGAACTCATCGACGAGATGCTGAAGATTCCGGCTCGCGAGGTCATCATGGACGTGATGGACATTCGCGGCGAGACGCTGGAATGGTTGCAGTCGCGCTGGGACCTGTTCACCATGCCAGACGGTAAGCGCCGCATCGAGCCCGAGCGCGACGAAGTCACCGGGGAGGTGTGAGATGCCTCACATCTGTGGCGACGAGGTGGCAGCATTCATCGCGGCTCTACCCCTCGTGGGGTATTGCTGGAAGTGCATCAAAGCGAAACTCACGCAGTTGACACGGAAGGCGGCCTAACATGTGCGGATTGTTCGGATGGCAGTGGGCAGAAAGCAAGATTCCCAACAAGCACAAGCGGCAGGTGCTGGCCTTCGAGTTGGCCAAGGCGGCAGACAGGCGTGGCGGCCAAAGCTGGGGCGTGTGGACGCCAGACCTCGTGTCGCGGGGCCTCAACGAGGCGCAGAAGCACAGCGGGAAATACTTCGGCTTCCCGAACCTGTTCGGCCACAGCCGGCACGCGACGCACGGCACGAACACCATCGCCAACGCGCACCCCTTCATCAAGGATGACGTGGCGCTCGCCCACAACGGCGTGATCAACAACCACAGCGAACTGAACACGGAGTTCAAGCGCAACTTCGTGGTGGACAGCCAGCACATCCTCCAGCACCTGATCGAGAAGAAGCCCTTCACGGACCTCAAGGGCTACGGCGCGATCTGCTGGTCGCTGCCCTCCGAGCCCGGCGACATCTTCATGGGCCGCATGAGCGAGAGCGGCCAGCTGTACATCGCGATGACGGAGTTCGGCACCGTCTGGGGCTCCAGCGAGACGGACACCCGCAAGGCACTGAAGGAGGCGGGCATCAAGGTCGAGATGGACTACGAGGTCACGCCGGGCAAGGTGTACTACTCGCAGGGCGGCACCCTGTACGTGGACTCCAAGCACCCGAGCATCCTCGTGAGCGAGCCTGTCCGGTTCACCAGCTGGGAGAGCTACAGCGGCGGGCACACTGGCTACACCGGGCAGTCATGGAAGTCCGCCCCGTACAAGCTCATCTGGTGCCAAGAGCACAAGCGCCTGTACGCGCGCTGTCCGTGCAAGGGGGGCATGTCGGACGCGAACCCGCACCTCATCATGATCTGGAACGACATGGTGCCGAAAGACGGAGAGACGTACGTCGATCGGCCCCGCCCGGCAGACGAGCCCACGCCGAAGACCATCGGCCCGCACAACGGCAAAGGGGGCACGCGGGACCAGAAGTACGACCTCTACTGCAACAAAGTCGGCTGCGCTGAAGTCCAGTCCGGCTTCAACCGCGGCTACTGCGGCTGGGAGCACCACCGCGAAGCGAAGGCGGCGGTGACCACGCCCCGGCACCGCTGCGGCTATGTCGGCTGCGAAGTCTGGCTGGAGCACGCCGGCGTGTTCTGCATGCAACACCTCGCCAAGAAGCCGACAGCGGCCTACGTCGAGACGCAGAACGGGCCGGTCCACCCGGCCGCGTTGATTCCCTCGCACAACCTCGCCGCCAATGAGGCGCGGATGTGCGCCAAGGGGCGGTGCTTCGACAATCGTAAGGGTGACGGACTCTGGTGCAAGCGGCACCAAGAGACGAGCGTCCAGCACGGCCCGCAGGAGATCGTCGAGGTGCCGAAGGGCGAGTCCGTGTGGGACAAGCTGCAGCCGCAGCCAGACCACGTTCGCGCCACGGTCGGCAACCTCGCGCAGTGGTACCTGCAAGCGCAGTACGGCATCACGGACACCGGGATGAACACGGACGAAGACATCAACATCGCCTGCGAATGGGGCTTCGACCTCGTTGAAGCGATGAAGGTTGCAGCAGAGCCCATGGAGGTATCATGAACACCCCCCGCAGTTCAGCCCCTCGCCACAGCACTCGCCCGCAGCAGGCTTACACCTACCGCAAGGTGAACGTGAACCCGCGAACCGGCGAGGAGTTGCAGCACTGGACGGCGGTGACGAAGCTGCCGCTGCCGGAGTTGCTCGCCTCCTACTTCGTCCGCGTCGAGGTGGTGAACGCGGACGGTCCGCGCAAGCAGCGTATCCTCGTCCGAGCCCCGGCTGGTCTGGGTTTCACGAAGGAGATCGAGGAGCGAGCGAAGGCGACGGCGAAGCAGCTGGGGCTGGTGCCGACGGGGTGGGCGAGCCATGAGTAACATCAGGTTCAAGACGGCCAGCGGCTCGGAGTACGAACTGGAGTACGACGAAGGCATGCTCCACGTACTCAAGGTGAAGGGCACCCCGACAGCCCGGCAGACACCGTGGCGCATGTGCGTGAACACCGACGAGCCCAAGGTCGGCGAGCCGTGGCTAATTCACTGGGGTGACTTCAACCCAGATGGCAGCGAGCAGTGCACCCTTACCAGCCCCGTCATGGAGATCATCGATGCCTGACATTTCGATGTGCGCCAACCGCGAGTGCCCGAAGGCGAAGCAC